CCCTCACGCCAGAGGACTTCGGTGACGACGGCAGTCAGTTTGCGGACGTGGGCTTCCGTGAGGTCGAAGTCGCCGACGTGCAGCGCTTCATGCACCACGGTATTCAAGCGGCTCTTCTCCGAGCTGTGCCGTGCGTTGATGCGGATGGTGTAGCGGTCGCCGTCCTTGATGGCTTCGCCCAGCAGCCGACTGCCCAGCCTAGCCTCCTTGATTTTTATCTTCTTCTTGAGGGGCATCGGGCTTCGGGCGTTTGAACCACCAGAGGGCGACGCCGACCGCGGCCGATAGGGCCACGATGCCGACGACGGCGGGAACGAAGTAGGGGGAGGCGAACAGGAAGGGAAGCCCAGCGATGGCAGAACCCACCGCAAATGCCCCCAGAGCCCGGATGTACTGGCCAAGGATGGCCAACCCTAGGGCGGCGAGGAAACAGGCTCCAGCGGCCACGGTGAAGGCGTTGCGGATGCCCTCGGTCTTGACCCGCTCCACCTCGGCCTTGAGTTCGGTCACCTTGGCGTTGGCCGTTTCGAGGGCGGCCTTGTTCTTGTTGGCGTCCTGCTCGGCCTTCGCCCAGTTGGCGTCGATGACGGCGAGGAGCTTGGCGCCCGCTTCCATCGCCCGCTTGTATTCCTCGGGGTTGTTCCGCTCTACGCGGTTGGCGATGTAGGCGAGGTTGTGCGGGTCGGGGGCAGGAAGGTAGGAGGCCACCACGGCGAGTTCCTTCTCGACGACCTCGGGCTTGCCTTGGGCGTTGGCGTTGCGGGCGACCTGCACCCCAGCGGACACGCGGGCGTCGGCCTTGTCGATCTGGTCGCCGACCTTGGCGAAGTTGTCGGGCGGTGGCGTGGCCGTCCCGGTGCCTTCCGTGGAGGCCGAAGGACAGCCGACCAGGAGCAGTAAGGATAAGACCAAAATCAGACGCATCGTATTCTGGTCTCGGCCGTCCTGCGATTACTTGTTGTCGGGCGACTTGAGGGCGTCGAGCAAAGCCTTGCCCTTGTCGTCGAGCTGCTTGGCCTTGCCGATGTTGTTGCGGACGACGAGGACGCCGCCGACGAAGCCGATGAGGATGCCGGTGAGGAAGAGGAGGGCGATGAACATATTAGGCGAGAGGGATGACGGTGTAGCCTTTGGACGCGATCAGGGCGAGCAGGGCGGCCTCGGTCGTGGCGAAGAGGGGCTCGACGCCAGGGGCGGCGCTCCAAGCCACGCCTTGCTTCACGGCGCCGATGATGCGGGCCTTGCCGTCGATGGCGAAGCCGGCGAAGCCGTCGGATGGGTAGGTGTTTCTCATTAGGCGACGTAGAAGGAGGAGTTGGAGCCCGAGATTTGGACGGTGTTGTTGGAGGTCGAAACGGTGCCCGACAAATAGAAGATGTTGCCCGAGGAGTAAGAATAGGCGAGGTAGCCGTCGCTGACGTTATAGATGCCCCAAGAGACGAGGCCTGCGATGGCAGGAGCGTTGCTTACCCAAGTGCCACCAGAACCAGAGACGAAGGCGATGTTCGCGGCGATGGCGTTGGCCGTCAGCGTGTCGGCGGTAGGCGGAGCGGCAGGAGCCGTGCTGATGCTGGTGCTGTCAGGGAAGACGATGTTGTAGGGCGTGATGGTGACGGTCGAAGAGGAACCAAGGTCGGCCACGGTGATGGCCCCGCCCGAGGAAGTCCCCAGCGTGGAGGTGCCGCCAGAACCAGCGACGGAGATGGCCGAACCCCCGGTGACGTCAGCCTTCGCACCGAGGGCGCTGGCGAGGTCGGTCTGGTCGCCGAGCGTGCCGGTGATGGAACCCCAAGACGCACCGCCACCGCCACCGCTGACGACTTCCCACGCGCCGTCCTTGCGGCCGTAGGTCGAACCGTCGCTCGGGGCGTCGGAGAGCTTCGCGGCCAAGAGCGTGTCGACCGAGTCCTTGCTGTAGAGATTGATAGCCATTAGGAGATGATGAGTTGTTCCCAGACTCCGTTCTTACGCACATAGGGCGTGCCGTCGGAGGGAGCGTCGGTGAGGTAGGAGCCGATGGGCTGATAGGTCGAGGCGGCGGAGGAGGTCGTCAGATACGAGGACATCCCGGCTTGCGTCTGGTAGGTCGAGGAAGCCGAAGAGGTCGTGAGATAGGCAGACATCCCCGACTGGGTCTGGTAGGTCGACGCGGCGCTGGACTGCGTGAGGTAGGTCGAGGAGGCCGAGGAGGTCGTGAGGTAGGCCGACATCCCGCTGATCGTCTGGTAGGTCGACGACGCGTGGCTGGAGGTCTCAAGGCCGAGCGTGCTGATGCTTTTGTTCTTCCAGAGGCTGGTAGACGACTCGTAGGCCAGCAGGTCGGCGTTGGCGACCGAGGAGATGGCGACGTTATGAAGCTCTTCCAGCTCTAGGCCGTTCTGGATGCGGACCTGCATCGTGCCTTGGTTCTGGTGCGAACGCTCGACGACGCCCAGATAGACCATATGGTTCGGGGCCGAGGGCTTCGTGGTCGTCATCGCCCCTGCCGTGGTCGGGGAAAGGTAGAGCTGCTGGCCAGCCGTGAAGGCCGAGGTGTCGAGGTTCTCCAACAGGCCAGCCACGCAGACATAACCGTTCTGGTTGTTCGTGATGTCCGTGATGACGATGCCGAAGGTCTGGGCGGAGGTAAGTTCGCCATTGGCCTGTGCCTTCGTTACCGTGACCTTGTTGCCCGCGGCGCCGTTGATGTAGACCACCGTACCCTTGGTCAGCGTCGCCCCCGTCTCGTTGCGGACTTGGGCTTGGAGTTGGATGGTCGTCCCGGAGGGGATGCCGAAGTCGAGGACGGCGGCCGAAGATGTGCCCGAGTTCGTGACCGTCGCCGATGCTCCAGGGGAGAGGGTCGTGGTCGAGCCGACGGTGATCGTGGCGGACGCACCCGCAGGGCCGGTAGCACCAGTAGCCCCGGTCGCCCCTGTCGGGCCTTGGCTGCCTTGCGGGCCGGCTGGGATGCCGAAGTTCAGGACCGCCGCAAGGGACGAGCCCGAGTTCGTGACGGTGGCCGAGGAGCCAGCCGAGAGGGTGGTCGTGCTGCCGACCGTGACCGTGGCCGCAGGACCGGGCGTCCCCAGCTCGACGGAAAGGACCGCAGGGGCCGTGGCTAGGACGGCGACCTCCAGCGTGCCGGTCGTCTCGGCCACCGTGACCGAGAGCGTCCCCAGGACCTGTGACGAGATGGAGATGGGCACGGCGGTCGGTTAGTCGGTGACTTGGTCGATGATGTTCAGCCGCATCGTCTCCGAGTAGAAGACGGTCGTTCCGTAGGCGAACTTGATGTCCCAGCGGGCCGAGCCCAGCGTCCAGTTGGCGGTCGAGGAGTAGGAGCAGACGAAGGATAGGCCGTCCACCGCCATCGTGATCGTGGTCGGGTAGGTGTTCCCGGCCGCGTCGATGATGGACGAGGTGACCGTGGTCGTCAGCAGGTTGGCAGGACCGCCCGTCTGGGGCGTGAAGGTCACGGTTCCCGCGAAGGTCGTACCGCGCTTGAAGGTGACTGAGGTCGAGCAGGTCATCGGGTCTTAATGTTGCTGGGATTGGAAGGCGATTTAGGGCAGGATATTCATCGAAGGGCTGGCTCCACTGCCGTCCCATTTATAATACCCTGTCCAGTCTCCCAGCCAAGCGTCCTGCTCGGTCTGGTAGTCCGTGGTCGTAGCCCAGTCTGGGATGCCATCGTCGCTGTTGTATTCCCGGTTGCCGTTCCACCATTCGATGCTCGGGTTCGTCAAGGAACCGATGAGCCATTGGCGCACGATCCAGTTTGAATGGATGCTATCCCAGTAAAGCGTGGCAATCTTGATGCGTTGGCAGTTGTAGTTGGCTTGGTGCTGGCTGCTGACGGTATCGTATGACTTCAGGTAGACCTCATAAGGAGGCGTCGGGGTCGTGATTACCGAAACGGTATAGGGGCATACATCAATCCAAGCGACACGCGTGGTCCAAGGCTGTGACTTGGTATCGGCGTCCGAACCATCGGCGATGACGGCCAGCATCGGGTAGTTGCCATCGGAAGGATTGCTGACGATGTAGACGCCCCAACTATCGGCGCCGTCGTTATCGGCGTTTGCGATTTCAACGTAGCCGCCTTGGTTGACATAGGTAGACTCGCTGTCGCTTCCGTTGGTCAAGGAGCCGGTCGGGTAAACAGCAAAAGCCTGCACATCGTATTCACCAACGGCTTGCCTGCCACCGCCAACGATGACGCGGCCTCGGGCGACGAAGACCTTATTATCAGACATGACGACGCCAAACTGTTCGATGCCAGAAGTCGTTTCAGATGGAGTCCAAGGCTGATTGATGTCCAAGGTCGTACCAAGACCAGAACTTGTAAAACTATAACCTACTCCTGGTTGCAGACTCATCAGATATTAACGTAAACAAAGGCATCCCAGCCGGCCTTTGCATAGCGGATTTCGTAGCTTACCTTATAGAGGGCGCCGTACTGCTCGACGTTCAGCTGCGAGAGCAGGTTCTTGTTGCCAACGCCGGATACGGTGCCGACAGGAGCCCAGTCAGGAAGAAGGTCAAAGGCGCCCCAGGAGGTCGTTGCCGTCGCCGTGTTGAGGTATCCAAGGAGAGACAGGACGGTGGCCTCTTCGGTGAAGTACATGACGCCAGAATAAGTGGTCGTGGTCGCAAGATAGTTGGTCTTGCCATATAGGCTTGGGTAAGTGGGGTCGACAAAGCCGATGAAGCGTCCACCGTTCTCGGACTCGAAACAGGCGCCGTTGACGCCCATATAAGAACGAGTTGGTTGACCGACAGGAGTAGTCTTAGACTGAACGAGCGGGCCAGTAGACGACTGCGTGTAGGGAGCAGGGCCAGCGATGTCCCCGGCATAACCAGAGCCCGAAGGATTGTTGAAGAAGGCGGGGTGCGAGGTGATGGGCTCGCTCGTCAGACCGTTAGCCCCCGAGGTGTTCGGGTTGGTCATCAGGCCGCCGTTGATGGCCGTGTCGATGCCGACGTAGTCTACCGTGATCGTGCAGACATTGAGGGCGTCCCAGCTGATGCGCCACTTGTCGAGCTTGAGGTAAGAATAGGCTGCGTCAGGATGGGCGGAGCCCTTGACCAGGAACGCGTCGACGTCCGTGGTCGTGTCGCCCTTGAAGACCGAGGTGGAGGTGTTCAGCCCGAAGCCGTCAGAGGTGACCGTCCAGCCGGGCTGGAGGATAGGGGTGACGAGGTCGTTGCCGGTGTTGACGATTGCCATAGATTAGATGCTGCCAGATCGCGAGGCCGCGTTGGTGGGTTGGGGCTTGGTGAAGTCGGTCGGGACTCCGCCGCCGTTGCCGTTTCGGATTTCCTCAAGGAGTTGGGTCTGCTTCTTGGCTTCTTCAAGCTGAAGGCCCATCGCTTCCATAACAGGATTGGCACCGACGCCGACAATGTTGCCAAAGCCTTCTGGTGATTTAAAGGAAGTCACAGCTTTTGCTTCAGCGATTGGCAAAGGATTTTTCTTCATATCCTCGGCAATCATGGCCTGAACTTTATCTTGGAATGACTTATCCTTGGACATCATGTCCAATGTTCTGGCTCGGTCCCAAGCGGCGATAGTAGGCGCTCCTGCAGGCTCAGCCATTGGAGCAGGAACTAAAGCCTGTCCTCTTGGGTCATTTGCCAAGAAGTGACGCGTGACATCCTCACGGCTTGTAGCTGCTTCTTCTCTCTTTTCCTTATCCTTCTTATCAAGTTCGTATTTTTTAGTGTAATACTTCTCTTCTGCTGTCATTAAATCATTTGTATCATTGATTGCCGCTTGATAGGCGTCTTCGTGCTTCTTTTGATTGTCTGCAATCAACTTACCGATGAAAGCGATGGCTGTCGTGACCAAGGCCATCGGTCCAAGGAAGGAAAGGAAGATGTCTTTAAATGAGGTGCTGAACTTTTTGCTGATATCTGCAAGCTGCTTATCAAAGCCAGTGACGGCGGCCTTGGCCTTTTCGGTGGCCTGCGGGACGTCCGAGGTCGTCTTGATATTTACTTCTAGGGATTGAGCCATGTCAGTCGGTCTTCACCTTTGCCGGATTGGAAGCGGCAAGGCGCTGGGACTCCATGAAGGCCTCTTCCTCTGGGGTCATTATCTTGACCTCGGCGCCCTTGCGGATGGCCAGGGCTGCGTTCAGCCAGATGGCTTGGCACTCAGGCATCTCCCACGCCCGTTTCTCCTCGATGCCTGACGCGATCAGATTGGCGACCACCGCCAATGGCCAAGGGACGCCGTTGCCGTTTCCTCCTTTCTTGCCGTCTTGCTCCCAGAACTTAGGCCAGTCTGCGATAAGGATATAGCCGGCGAAGGACTTGAGCATCTGCTCAAACTTCTTGGGATGGTTGTTGAGATAGGCGATGCGGTACCTATCGAACAGGCCTAAGTCGCCCAATGGTTCCTCGGCGCAGACCTTACAGGCAAAGATTAGGTCGGACGGGCTTACGTCTCGGTTGCCCATGATCAGGGGCGAGTTGAAGGCCATCAGACGGACGCGGTACTTTAGGCACCACGGATAAAGAGAACGACCCAGCAACTTGAAGGGAGCCGGGTCGATGTAGGCGTTCAGAAAAGCAGGGGTCACGCCTGGACTATGCCCCTTGCGGGTTCTGGGTCAATCAGGGCGTGATGCCTTCGTAGTCGACCGCCGTGATAGTGACCGAGGTAAAGTCCTTATTTGAACCCTTCTGGGAGACGGCCGTGATGGTGCCGCGATAAGAGGTGGACTTGGATCCGCTCGGATAGGCCGTGTCGGCGTTGATGGTGAAGTCGATGGCGTCGCCGATGGTCGGCATCGAGGAGGTCTTGCAAACGCCGTCGATGCTTAGTTCGGTCTTGCGGTCGTCGTAGCGGGCCGTCTTGGTCAAGCCGTTCTCATCGACCACCGTGCCGGATAGGTTGAAGGTCGCGTTGACCGAGTAGGACTGCACGAAAAGGTTGCTGACGGTCCCGCCAATACCGAAGAGGCAGGTGGTTCCAGTAGAGACGGCGGCCATATTACTTTTGCGGGGGTTGGAAACCTTATGAGGTCAGGACCGTCCAAACGCTGAACGAGAAGGAAGTCGCCCAGGAGCGCTCGTCGATGCCCTCGTCCTCGGATAGGATGCTGACGTCATAGCAGGCCGCGTCACCGCCAGAGACGAAGGCGGCCTTGATGCTGTCGAGGTCACGCATATTGCCGACCAAGGCTGCACAGCGGGCACGGTGATCTGCGAGGGTCGTGTCGTCGGCGTTGGAGAACAGGGTGATGCGGACGGAGCAATCGTAGTTCCCCTCGCCCTCTTGGAGGCTGGCGGGCGGGCGGGCGGAGTCGCAGAGGACAACGGCCTTGGGCAGGGTCTGGGTTACGGCGCTGTCCCCGGTAAGGAAGGCGACAGAGGTCAGCCCGGTCTGGGTTGAGAGGTAGCCCGCAAGGGTGGCCTCGACGATGTGGCGGATGGATTTTGTGCCCATGGTTATTTGTTATTAAACTTGTCGATGTCGGCTTGGATAAGTTTGCGAACATTGGCAGGCATCTGCTTGACGCGGTTGCCGTAGACAAGGCCGAGCGTGTCGGCTTGGTCGGCGATGCCGTAGACGTTGCCCATCAGGTTGCGGATGGTGACGTCGGCGAGCTTGTCAGAGAAGTTTGAGGTGCTGTTCCCGGCAACGCTGCTATGCTTTGTGATCCATACGGCCTTGAGCAAATCGGCGCCGAAGTTCGCTTCGACCCCTTTGATTTTGGGCTTTGGGAGGGACATCAAGGACTTAACCCAACCCGACTTGATGGCGCCGACGTGTTCTTGGCGCTGTTCGATATATTGGGCCATGTCGCCTTTTCGTTCCACAATACGCTTGGTAAAGGAAGTAATCCCGCTGACGTTGCGGCCGTTCTTCCATAGGCGCCCAAGGTTTCTGGTATAGATTGGGCGGTAGACCAAGTCCATGCCGTTGACGTTTTCGATATAGCCACCAGATGAGCTGAAGTCCTGGGCGGCGACCCGGGAGCCTACGCGGGCAAAGTAGTTCTTGGCTTTCTTGAAACCTGCTTCTGTACCGAAGCCCTTGTATTCGGGCGAAAGCATCCTGGCGATGAACTGCTTGGCGGAAAGGACGCTTGCTTGGCTTGAGGCCACTTTCCAAAACAGGCCGGAGTTATTGTTCAGGGCCAAGGAGCCAAGGCGTTTGATGACGCGGGTGGCTTGGATGTCGGCGGTCCCGCCAGTAAGCGGTGCAAAGACCTTGTTGACGTCTCGCTCGACGGCCCGTTCACCGGCCTTCTTGGCGTCCTTGGATAGGCCGTTGCCACCGTTCCTAGCCAGAGGGGGCGTGAACTTGGCTGCATCCTGACAAGCCAAGGCGGCCTGCTGGAGCGTAGCGTCCCGGATGGTCATCTTGTTGGCCGCCGCGAACTTGTTGATGGCGTCAACGAAGGCGGCCTTACTAGCCGGCGTTAGGGCGACCTTGACCACTACTGGTTGTCGTCGATGACGACGAGCGTGATCCAAGCCGAACCGGGCTTGTAGGTCTGGGTAGTGATGCGGACGGTCTTCCCGCCGGCCACGATTTTCTTCCCTTGGCCTAGGGAGGCGATGGGGGCACCGCCCGAGAGTAGGGCCGCCGATGCCCCAATAGACCCATCTGGGAGGCTCCAGGAGGCGTTTACGGCGGGCACCCTTACCATGTACTGGGTCCGCTCGCAATACCCCCCTGCTTCGAGGACGGTCTGAACGGCCGGGTCGGAGATGAGGCAGAGGAAGGTGATGCTCCCCGAGTTGGCCGAACCAGCCACGCCGAAGTCGGCAATCATCTCCTTGGCGTCGTCCAAGAACTCGGAATAGAGGCTCATCACCTTTGCCCGATTTGGTACAAAAACAAAAGACCCCCAAGGTTGCCCAAGGGGGTCTCGTCAAGCGGTCTAGCGACCGCGACCGTTTAGGCGGTCGTCAGGCGGCGGAGGGACGTCGCACGGCCCACGGCGCAACCGAAGAGGAGCGTCGCGGTGACGTTGAGGTAGCCCGACTGCTCCTGGATGATCATGACCTGGACCGAGAGACCCGTGTTCGGGTCGGTGGCCTGGGACACTTCAGCACCCGGGATTTCGTTGAACGGGAGGGCGGTGGCGACGGCGATGGCGTCAGCGCCGCAGATGAAGCCCGCGAGGGACTCGCTGTTGGTAGCGAGGTTCGAGAACTGGTAGACCTGAGCGCCAGCGATGGAGCCGAGGGAGCCGGTGCTGATGACGTTCGCGCCGAGCTGGAAGGCGGCGATGATGGACGAGTCGCTGCGAAGGTCGGCGAGGTAGCCGTTGCCGAGGACGAGCGCACGCTTGTCAGGGGCCTTGGCGTCGTCGAGGGTCTTCTGGGCGGCGACCACTTCGGCGTAGGACAGGTTCGCACCGGTGTTGGTGGACGAGCTGTAGTTGGCGGCGACGATGAGGCTGTTGATTTCCGTCATGCAAGCCTGCGAGAGGGCGATGGCGGCGGTCTCGACGAAGTTATTTGCGAAGAAGCCCATGCCGTATTCACGGACATCCAGAGGCGAGAAGCGGCTGGAGACCTTGAAGTGCTTGAGGGTGACGGAGGTCGAGGTGACCGTGGCGTCGTCGCCAGTCGTGTAGCCGCCAGCA